TTCTCAAAATGGTTTTTTCAAATCAGCCGAAGCAGCCGACACCGCCACGGATTCCATAAAGAAATACAAGGAGGTGATTTCAGGCGCATTTGAAGGGGCGGCAAAGGAGGCGACGGGCGTTCACCTCCACCCCCGAAAGTGCCGAAAAATACGCCTTGCGCAAAGAATAATTCACGTCCCTCATTGCAGTTCCTTTTTAATGTTGTCAATAAATATTTTCTTGTTGTTCTCCACGGCCGGATACAGGAACGGGTGTGGTTTGATGCCGTTGCGCATGATGTGCAGCGCAATGGCGTAGGCGTCCGCCTCCATTGTCGTTTTCGCCGATTGCTTGCCTACCCTATCCCGCCGCCTTGTTTTTATGTCATAGGTTGCGCCAATTCCTTTCCTCTTAACCCATCGCGCCAAACGCATTACAAACTCCTCAAACGTGCCGCCGCCCTTGCCCTTGAATTTTGCGGCGAACTCCTGCCATTCGGGCGGTAATGTGGCCACATAAGCGGCTGCAAATCTCCTTGTGCCAAACTCCACATAGGCCGCATAATCCGCCGCCACGATCACTTCCACAACCATGGTCTTTGAAATGGCGGTAACCTTGTTTGCCGATATGCTGTTTCTAAGCAACCCCTCGTCAACAGGTGCCAGGCGTTTGGCTTCGGTCACGGTGTTGTCCGCAAACCTGTTCATCTCGTCCTTAAGCTTGCGCTGTGCGTCCTCGCTCATTTTTTGCATCTTGCCCTGCAACTCCTTAAGGTTGGTGACTTCTATTTTGAAACTCATGGCAGTGCGTCGGTTGTGGCGTTAGCGTATGCCCAATCGGACGGCAAAAGCCCCGAAGCGGTAAAACTTATCCGGTAGTAATATGTTTCTTCGGGGTAAAGGTCGGTGTCTATAAAATCGGTATCCGTTCCCGAATAAATGCCAATCCATGCCCCATCGTTTGCCCTGCACCGCTCGAGCGTGTACAGGTTGGACCCGCCTGCGCTGCCCGTCCAGGATAAATCAATTTCGTATGAATCAACAACGGTTGCCGTAAGCGTTACGGGTGTGGATATGGCAGGCGGTGTAAGGTTCAAAACCTTGTAAAGCGGGACCTTAACCTCCACGCCGTTCTGCATGATGGCGACGTATTCTGTACCGTCCAATGGCTCGGCGTCTGGCAGGTTTCCAATCATAAGCTGTTCTCGGTTGTGGTACATTTTAAAATGACAAAAGCCCTGTTTCCCTCACCGTTGACGGACATGGAAGTAATGGCCATTGTGCGCCCGTCGTACCTGATGTACATGTCCGTTTTTATCTTCTTGTCCTTGTCGTATCTCAATGTTATCCGGTATTCATAACCCCATGCCGTGTGCGCATGTTCGGTGTTCATTGCCGCCGTCCTGTCCTCCACCTTTGCCCACATGCTGTACGATTCCGCCTCCACGATGGAAGCCCCGCCGCCTTCGTCCAACACGTTGTTGAATTTTACAATCTCAACCCGCCTATTTAGTTCAGATGTTTTTATCATTCCCTTACCACTTTTTGGATGTACATATTAACGCCCTTCATGCCGTCACGCTTGAAGGCGTCCTTTACCTGCTGCCTGTGTTCAACTGCCCGCATTACGGGAACCTGCAACGGATAAAGTTTGTCAGCCTCAAACCTGATTTTATCGCCGTATGGCGTCAGGTTAAGGTCTGCCCCCGTCCACAATACGGTTTCGTGTTCCCACTCAAACACCATTGGCAGCATGTCGGATATTTCCCTTAATTGTTTTGCTATCTGTTTGTCCATTAATCCACCCTCCTTAATCGTTGTAAAATGAATTTCGCTTTTGTGCTCATTGCCTCCGTGTCTTGGCTGCCCCTGTTGTTGTACATGTAGTCAACTTGGTTAAGCATCGCATCCTTGTAATGCTTCAACAGGTTGCTGTATCCTGCATCATACACGACCGTAATAAGCCCGTCAAACGCTGTTTTTATGGACTTGAAGTTGTTACCCGTAATCACATAGCCATCCGCGTCGATTGTGTTGCCGTTTTCGTCCGTTATGCTGGTAACGCTTACAACTGGACCATAAGGCAAAGAAATGCCCCCCAATTCGTTCTGAAGCGTTGCAGTGATAGTTCTTGCCAACAATGATACGCAGCAATATTCCTCCACGATCTCACGTGCCGCCTTTATGAGGTCGCCGATTATTGCATCGTCATTCACCAGGTCAATCCGGCAAAAGTTTTTCGCTTCGGCAACCGTCAACAGTTCCTCTTCGGCTTCATCACTAAACAGCGTGTCTATTACAGCGTTGAATCTCATTTGCCGATTTTTTTCTTCTTGATGGGGGAAATGGAAATCTTTTCCTGCGGTGCCTGTGGTGCTTTCTCGGGCGTTTCTTCCAACTCAAAAGCGTCTACCAATGCGTTGGGGTCTAACAGCCCTTTATCTGCCAATTCCTGCGCCCTTTCGCCTATGTACTCTTCGCCGGCTTTCCAGCGTTTGTCCGTAACCGAACACGTAAAATCTTTGATTATTTTCATTGAACAAAAATGATTTTTTTAATGCGTTATTGATGTTGTTATGTGTATAAAGAAAGCCCCTCCGATTTCAAGTCGTGGGGCTTTCTTATTTATCATTATCGTTTCGTTGCCGTCAACAATACGATGTCAACTCAATTATGCTGCTGTCAAAGCGGTAACTGCATCGCTGAAGTCGCCGTAAACAAAGCGGTCGGCACGATCAACAACCATAGTCAGTCTTTCCTCGATCACAACGGTAACCATGTTCTTGATGGCGTCGTCCTCGTTCTGGTCGTAGAACCTAACCGATACTCCTGCACGCTGTCCAAGTTTCACCTTTGAGAAGTCACCTATGATGAACTTGTCAACAGTCACATTATTGGAAGGGATGACAGGGATGCCGCCAACATTCGGGATGCTTGCATTTGGTGCGCCAAACAGATATTCGCCTGTGGTGCTTTTGCCCAAGATCATGCTCGCATAATCCTGCGGGTTAACCAATATGGCTGTGGCAGTAGACTTCAAGGTTTGAAGCTGCGTCCAAGCGGCAACCAATACATCGTATTTGTTCGGCGTTTTGATGCCCAATGCTAATGCTGTTGGTGCTGCAAATGCGGTGCTGTTCAATGTCTGTGTAAGACCTGCAAACAATCCGCTTCCTGCACTTTGGTTAAGCAACAAATCATCCTCTTTCGCCATTAATTCCTCAACGCCGATGGCTGTGATTTCGTTCTGCAACCAAGCGTTATCTTCCAGCATTTCCTCCGGTATCTTGAAGTAATGTGCAATCTTGGTAACAGGTACGATCAACTTCACGTAGTCACGGTCACTTTGCGGCTTAGATCCGCCCATTGCTGTGGCAGTTGGTCCGCCTTCTCCGCCTGCGTCACGAATGACAAAAGCCGAATCGGAAGAAATGGGAACCAGGTTGATGCCGGGTATGTTACGAACGTGAACCGCTTCGTATGGCTTTCTTCCAAGTCCTAGGTAATCAGCCCCTGCGAAGGTGCTTGTGCCTGAAATGGTCAAGGAACCTGCAACCATGTTGCCCACTGCCTTTAACTCCATGTTGATGGGTTGGCGGTCGTTCTTGTAGCTTTTCAGCTTGTCGCCGAACTTCACCAAAGCCTCGCCCAATGCGTCACCGAATGATTTTGTTTTCGCTTCTGCCTTCTTGCCCTTGCCGTTCACCTGAAACAAGTCAAATGCTTTTATTGTGGCTGCAAGGTCTGACTGTACCGCCTTCAATTCGTCGGCTGTAACTTCCGGCTTTGCGCCTTTCAATTCTTCAATAGATGCGTTTACCGCCTCTAGTTTTGCGTCAATGTTCTTGCCGCTTTTTTCCTCCAGTGAGGTGGCCAATGCTGATTTCATTTCGTTCAGCTGAACCAGTAATTCTTCTTTAGTCATTGCTTAAGAATTTTTTAAATTAATGATGATGTGAAACTTTTAATAGCGTCTGCAAAATCATGAACTGGCTCCGGCACAATGGCGGCCACTATCGGCTCCGGCTGTGTGGAAATATCGGTGAATGCTTTTTGTAGATATAGGAGCTCTTGCTCCAAAAATGTAAATGTGGTGTCGGTAAATGTGCCGCTTTTGCAGGCTGATAAAAGCCTTTCGATGCGGTTCTTGATGTTGGGTAATTCCTTTACGCCAATCAGCGGCGTGAACTGGTTTGCACCCCATGCCGTGAGTGAGGAAAACTCCCACAACTTCAATTCCTTTAAAAGCGTTGTGCCGTCTTGGTTGCTTTGCCTTTGGATGGTGCTGAATCCGATCGAATGCTCGGTTATCAATCCGCTGTCCACCATCTTCATGAAGTCAACCGCCACGTCATTGCTGCCAATCTTGCTTTCGTAATACAGGCCCGTTGCATCCTCCTTGAGGATTAGCGGTTTGCCCAATGGCTGCGATGTGTTGTGGTTCAAAAGGTGCTTGATTCTCGGTTGCACACTGTCGGGGCCTTGGTCACTTATCGTCTTTGCAAAAGCCCCCGGTGTTATGATGTCGCCGTCCGAATCCAAGGTATTGAACGAGGCCGCATAACCGGTTACAATGCCCTGCTTTATGTCCATATCCTTTATGGATGCGGTTAGTTGC